CTTCTTTGAAAGTATCATAGTAGATTCCCATAGGACTACCTCCATCGTTTGTTGCGTTGTGACTATAATACTATACAAATTAAAAGTTGTCAACACTTTATCTAAATCACCGCAACACCGCAACACCGCAACACATGGCAAATCACCACCCCCTTTGGAAATCAAACCGCAACACATGGCAAATCATCGCAACACCGCAACACATTGGTAAAAACTATCAAACCGTTTGATAGGTTATTATAACCACTTATCTGGTATCGACTTCAAAGTAGATACCATTATGGTATCGACTTCAAAGTCTATACCGCAACATCCGCAACATAGTGTTGCGGTACCGCAACACTATTTAATCGTTATAATATAATGAATTAGGTTACTTATGTTGCACTGTTGCGATGTTTTGGAAAACTTTTCAAAAATAAAAATAATTTCTAAATAAAAATAGTTTATAGAAATAACCGCAACATCCGCCACACCGCAACATTTGACACCCTAATCCACACTATGCTATACTTCTGTGTAGGTAATAGCAGGAGGTAATGATGAAACCTATTGTTGAAAACAGACATATGAACGCAAGATGGCAGAAAGCATTAGACCTGTGCTTATCCTCTAAATATCCTACAGATGAAGAAATCAAATCAATCGGAATCTCTCGTGCTACATATTTCAGATGGAAAGCTACACCAGAGTTTCAGAAAGATTGTTCTGACATAGCCAATAAACAGTTCTTCAATCTAACAGGGAGAGCTGTGAAGAAGCTTGAAGAGTTGCTTGAAAGCGAAGATGAACGTATTGTCATCAAAGCAGCTCAGATGGTATTAGATAAGACTATTCAGGGTGTTGTAGAAGAAAAACAGGATGATTCTACATTAAAAATGACTGTTGAATACGTTGATGTTCCTCAAGAAACGGAGGGCACAGATGAAGTTCAATAAATCGTTTGAAGAAGCAAATAAGACCAAAGCTCGTTATAAAGTCATTCTTGGTTCAGCCGGAAGTGGTAAAAGTGTGAATATTGCACAGGATTATATTCTTAAATTAAGTAATCCAGCCTATTCTGGTTGTTCTTTAATGGTTGTACGCAAATCTGAGGGTTCTAACTACAACTCGACATTCTCTGAACTTTGTTCGGCAATATCTAAAGGTACATTCACAAGAGGTGGAGTTGAATATCCATTATGGGATATCTGGGAGAGCACAAAGAATCCTCTCAGTCTCAGGTGTACATTGACTGGTAATCAGGTCATCTTTAGAGGTTGTAATGATGCCAGAGCTATTGAACGAATTAAATCGGTAACTGTACAGCAGGGAAAGATTTGTTGGATTTGGGTAGAGGAAGCAACAGAGATTACTCAGAGTGACTTTGAAATCCTTGATGACCGTCTTCGTGGTTTCTTATCTAACCCAAACTTGTATTATCAGATTACATTGTCTTTTAACCCAATCAATGCACAGCACTGGATTAAGAGAACATTGTGGGATATGGATGATGCGAATATCTTCAAGAGTAAATCAACTTATCTGCAAAATGCGTTCATTGATGAAGCGTATAAAGCTCGTATGGAGAGACGTAGACTTGTTGATCCAGAGGGCTATCAGGTCTATGGACTTGGAAACTGGGGAAACGTTGGAGATGGTATTCTTAGCAATTATACTTTCACTAATTGCAGTCAGGATGATACCTGGTATGATAGTATCACAATTGGACACGACTTTGGGTTCAACCATGCTGATGCAATGCTTAAAGTAGGATTCAAAGATGGCGATATGTACGTTATGAAAGAAAACTATGAAAGCAATTCGTACACAGCTGAGATTATCAAACATGTTGAAGGAAAAGGCTTCAAAGACCATGTAATGTACTGTGATAGTGCTGAACCGGATCGTATTAAAGAATGGAAAGCAGCAGGATACAGAGCAATACCTGTGTCAAAAGATAAGAACTCTGTTAGAGGACAGATTGACTATCTGAAACAGAGACACATCTACATTGATTATTCCTGTGTAAACACAATAAAGGAAATACAGCAATGGAGATGGAAGAAGGATTCTAATGGACTGTTACTTGATGAACCTCTTGAAGTAGAGGATGACGCAATGGCAGCTCTTAGATATTGTATAGAACCGTATAGACGAGACAGGAGAATTCGTACACTCTCCAAATCTACTCTCGGCTTGTAGGAGGCGATATGAATCGTAACTTCTTTTATGTGCCACCTAAGGGTGACATAACATTGGATTTCATACGAAAGTGTATTGAACGAAAACTCTCGTCAAATGGTCGTATGAATAACCTTGAAAACTATTATGTTGGTAAACAACCAATTATGGAGAAAGTACAGCCTAGTGCATCTTCACCTGACAACAAAGTTCTCACAAACTATTGTAAGGTCATTGCAGACTTCTTTGCCACAACTCTTACTGGTAAACCTATCGAATATGACAGTGTAAAACCTAAAGACATTGAAATAGTTCAGGAAGTGTTTGATGAAAATGACATCGAAAGCGAAGACTCTGAACTTGCAACAATGCTCAATGTATTCGGTGTAGCTTATGAACAGGTATTCATTGATGATGAAGGTCATCTTAGATTCACAACTGTAGACCCAAGAGAAGTAATCATCATTCGTGATAGAACTGCAAAGGCAACACCAGTATGTGTTCTGAAAGTATGGAAATTCTGCGAAGACGATGAGTTTTATATGGTAGAACGCTATGAAGAAGGGTTTGTTACAACTTATAAGTATTACAACGGTAATCAGCAGCTTGAAAACGTTGATAAAAAGGCTTATATGCTTGACAGACTTCCTTTCATTGAACTCAGGGCTAACGAATACGAGCAGTCAGTATTTGAACAGGTTCTCACACTTCAGGATGCTTACAACAAACTTGTATCACTTCAGATTGATGATTATGAAGGATTTGTAGATTCATTCCTCGGTATTTACAATGCTGGTGGTACACAGAATGAAGATATTGTTGCAATGAAGCAGAATCGTGTTCTCTTGCTTGATGGTGATTCAAAGGCTGAATGGATTGTAAAGAATGCAAACCCAGCAGTTATTGAAGAGATTAAGACAAGTCTTGAAAAGAATATCCATCAGATTTCATTGCTTCCAGACTTCTCTGACGAAAACTTCACAGGAAACAGCTCTGGAGTTGCAATCAAATACAAAATGATTGGAGCAAACAGTGTTGTAGCAAAACAGCAGAGAGCATTCTCAGAATGTGTTGAATCTCGTCTTAAATTCATTATCTCATATCTTAATGCTAAGAATGGTGCTTCACTTGACTTTGCTGACTTCTCTTACACATTCAAGACATTACAGATTGATGAAGATGAAACAATCACAGATATGATTGAGAAGCTTGCTGATAAGATTCCATTGGCTTCACTTGCTAAGAATCTGTCATTCACAACTCCTGATGATATCGAGCTTATTAAAAAGGCTGATGATAAGAAGTTCTCTGAGGAAAAAACTTCCGAAGTACTTCCTATGACTCCAGAAGAAATCATCGCAAGAGAGGGTTAGTATGAAAACCGTTCAGTGTCCTTATTGTTCTGTTAATTTTGAAACCATAGGATTCAGACCTATGAACTTTCAGTGTGTTCAGTGTGGTTCGGATGCTGAATGGTATGCTGGCTTTGCTGATGGTGAACCAAGAGGTTTAATTGCTTGGAATGCAAACGATAGCACTCAGTCGTGGCTTTATGATCAGTACATGAATCCTATAATGCAACAGATACAGCAACTAGAGTCTGAGATACAAATATACTCCTATCAGCTTAAAAGTAGTGCTCAGACTGTTGCTAGTGAGATTATGAATGTTATAGCTGCACTTAACGAACAGTTAGCAACATTATATGCTGAGTATGATGCGTTGGTTGCAACTGATCCTGCGGCTGCGGCTGTGGTTATGCAAGAGATAAAAATTGTTCAAAAAAAGATTGTTGTGAATCAACAGTTGATGGTTCAGATAGAACAGGTTATTGTGACAATAGAAACTCTTGAACAGCAATTACTGGCTTCTGTGGAACAGTTGAAAGAGATGGCTGAAGATTCTTTTTATCAGATTATTGATGCCATCACAGCTTCAAATCAAGAGGATTTATCTTCTGACGGTGCAATAGACGAGTACTCGTCTGAGGAGATTTGGAAAGATTTCACCCAGATGATGACTCAAACTGTGAATGATATCTGTAGACAGGTTCAACAGGTTTGTCAGCAAATAAACGCACAGATACAAAAAATCAAATCTCAGATACAAAGATAGATTTGACAAACTATTCATATGTATGGTATATTATAGCAGGAGGCAATAAATGGTAGATACTGTTAATGAAAATCCAGAAACAGAAACAACTGTACCGGAAACTACACCTGTAAATTCAGAAAATCCTGAAGTTACAAACGTAGAACCTTCCACAGTTGCCAATCCAGAAATGGATTCTCTGGAAAAAAAACAAGCAGAGCTTGAAGCAAAAGAAAGAGACATCAATCTTAAAGAATATCTTGCTGAAAACAATCTTCCAAAAGAGATGTTCAAAGAATTAAATGGCTTTGATTTTGAACAGGCTAAAAAGGTCATTTCACTGATTAACAAGCACGCTAAGGCTTTGTCGGTGGAACTTGCAGATAAGAGGTTTAAGGACAATGGCTTTGACTTAGCACCAAAAGGTTCTGTAACAACAAAATCTTATGGAGAAATGTCAATCAAAGAACGCATTGCTTTAAAGGAACAAAATCCTGAGCTGTACGCAAATTTGCTCTCAGCTTACAGGGCAAATGTTAGATAAACAGGAGGTGCTATATGGGCACAACTTTGTTACAGCAGTTGGTAAATCCAGAAGTAATGGCAGATGCTATCTCTGCAGAATTACCAGCTAAACTTGCTACCCTCGGCTATATGAAGGTAGACACAACTCTTACTGGTAAAGCAGGTAATACAGTTACTATTCCTCGCTTTAATTATGTCGGACCAGCAGCAGATCTCGCTGAAAACACAGAAGGAAGTGTAGATGTACTCTCAGCAACTGAAGTAGACTACACAGTAAAGAAGGCTGTTAAGAACGTTGAACTTACAGACGAAGCTGTTCTTTCTGGTTATGGTGATCCTGTTGGCGAAGTTCAGAAAC